ATCTATACCAACAGTATTTACTTTTTCTATTAACTGTTCTGTAGCTAATTCATCTAAATAGTTCTTTATTTCAGTTATAAGAACACATTTATTATCATAGTTATTAGGAACTTTACCTATGTATTTTTCTACTATGACCCTTCTTAAATCGTTATGTATTAGATTTAAAGTTTTTCTTAATTTTATCTTTTGGAAAGCATTACCTTTAATATCAGTTAAAGTAGTAAGCGAGTTTACACCTCTTGCAACTCTCACTTTTCCCATTTCTCTTACTAGGATTAACTCCCCATTATCTATACGAGTATCAGCTTGTTCTTTAGTTAAATTTTCTATAGCATCAACATCTGATAAAGTAGCAAAAGTTATAGACTGATGTAGAGGAGTCCCTTCTATAAGTCCAGCTATCCTTGCACTATGATTAGCAGTAGTTACAGACTCGCCACCTACAACTATATTTTTAGCAGTATAGTTTATTATAGCTTCACTATCTGCTTTGTCATTTGCAATTATTGCATCACATTTATATTTAACAACATCATTCATTTTCTTTATAAATGTTTTTATAGCAGTTACATCAGAAGTTTCAGCCGAAGGCATACACATTAAATTAAACTCTACACCTTCAAAATATGTTAATGCTTCTGATATATTAGTCGAAGTACCCAATACAAACAATTCTATCTTATTAGGAGATCCTTTTAATACATCTTTTATCAATCCTTGATTAGCTTCTGCTAAACTGGATGGTATATCCCCTTCATCAAATACAGTTAAAGAAGCCTTTGTAGTATCTTTTAATATTAAAGCGACTATACCTCTTTGACTTCTTATTACTGCTGATTTAGCTAATTGCTTAAATGATATATCTATTATTGGTAATCCCATTCAATCACCCCTTCATATTTAAATTTACATCTTGCATATTTTCACAAGTTTCATTGTCAATTTTTATAAAGTCAAAATAAGTTATATAAATTAAAAAATCTAACATATCGCCTACTTCATCAACTAGAAAATTAGGCTCAACGTTAGATATATTTAAAACTCTATTATTAACTTTTAAACTTCTAGCAAATAAACCTTCTAATCTATCTGCTATATCATAATTATCTAATTTACTACCACCAAAATATTTTACTGAAATCATTAATTGCTTTTCGTTAGTCTTTAAAGTAGAAGCTTTACTTGTAACTGGTACCAAAGTTACATAAAAACATTCGTTTTCAAAAGTCCCCTCTTGATTTTCAACTATTACATCACAATCAAAATTATCAGATAAAATTTTAGTAGTAGAATATAAAATATTTTTGTAAGTTATCATATTAACCTACTTTCTACTTAAAAAGATTGTCTATCATTATAGAAAATTCTTTATCAAGTTCTGATTCAATTTCTTTTACTGATTTTTCAAGCATATAAACTCCATCTATAAAGGACTTTCCACCTCTTGTTCGGTGTCCGTACTCAACATATTGAGCATAATGAACGCCATTGCTCAATATCCCCTCATTCTCATTAATAGTCTTATATTTCCAACTTCGCCTTAATACTCCCGTATCTACAGGAGTTTTTAAGACCACTCTAGTTTTTAATTTCATACCTATTTCATTGAGTAGTTTTTTTGTTTCTTTTTTATAATTGTCTTGAGCATTATTTAGAGTTTTAGCAAATTCATCTAATCCTTGAATTTCCATTTTAAGCCCTCTCTTTATAGCTTAATGAAATTTCCATATGGGAGGAATAATAAAAAGGCTTAGAAGCTAAATAAATAGATATTTTACCCATTACAGTAACTTCTACTGTATCACCTTCTTGCAAATCAATATTAGGATTTAAAAATAACAAGTGTGAAAAAGCTAATTTGCCTACTCCATCAGACGTCATTACAGGAGTATCTTTTTTAGATAAAGCACATTTAACATTTTCAGCTATTATTTCTTCTACAGTTTCAGTTACACCAGTATTTTCATTTTTAGCTTTAACTTTTCTCTTGATAGTGCATCTATCAAAGTAAGTGCTTTCTAATATTTCAATATCAGTCATTAATAGCACCTAGCCCTTCTATATTGCTTTAAAAATTCTTTATCAGATGAAGTTAAAGTAGCACCATTTGTAGTAGCTACAACTGCTTCTCCAACGTTGTATTCTATTTTAGTGTCCCCTCTGCTTATAGACTTGATTTCACCAGTATTTTGAGTTCCACCAGTTACTAAAGGCTTCATAATAGATACAACTTTATCTTCTATAAAGCTTTCTAGTCCACCAGTCAACTCATTTACATTGCAATAGTCTACAACCATAGTTTCTACTTTAGCTAAATACAATAATATTAAGTTATCTTGTGAATCATCAGTAATATTTAATATTAATTTTATGTTTTCTAACATAATTATCACCTATATAAAAAAGATAGAGGATTATTCCTCTACCTTCTTAGTTTTTCTAGTTCTTTTAGGCTTAACATCTTCTATAGATGCTTTTGCAACTCCTAGATCTTCGCCTAGGTCTTGATTAGGGTGTAACTGTTATTTTAACTGCTTTCGTTGCATCAGTTAAAGCTACTAAAGCTACTTTTCTAGTTATAACAGTATTTATTCTCTTTTCTTTTTGTCTATCTTGTTCAACTTCATTTTGTTTCTTAATAAAACAAGTAACTGCTTCTTTAGTAGCTAAATACGCAGTGTTTTTAGGAACTTTCTTAGAAACTGCAACTGGTACTCCACATATGTCCCCTATTTGACCATGATATAACATTTCTCCTAAACGAGAAGCTTTAAAGTCTGGATCTTTTCTTATTTGTGCTTTTAAATCAGTTCCTATAAGTAAGAATAATCCAACTTCATCTTCTATGTTCATTTTTTCTATAGCGTCAACTATTACATCATAAGATAATGTTCCAGTGTGAGTATGTAAAGTAGATGTTTTAGCTATTTCAGTAAAGAAATCATTGTTTAAATCATTTACCATTTCAGTAGCTGATCCTTTTACACCAACTTCTACTACATTTCTATCTTTCATAGCTTGTTCATCAGTATAGTCAAATACTTGTTGCTTAACTATAACATCATAATCTTGATCAACGAAAGTAACTTTACCTCTTTCAGTATTTCCTGCACCTTCTTCAACTGCTTCTACTGCACCTTCATAAGTGTAAGTGTTTATAGTTTTCTTCATACCTTCAACGCCTTGTAAATCAGTGTCAACAGTCATAAACTTTATTGCGTCTAATTTAGTTTCTAATATATCTTTAAATTTATTTTCTAATACAAAATTGTCATATACTACGTTTTCATTCCATGCCATAGTTTTTCACCTCATAATTAATTAATTTTTTGATAGTTCTAAATATAAATCTTTATCTTTTTTTGCAAGTTCTGCTTGTTGTGCTAAAGACATTTTCTTAAATTCTTCTTTAGTTATTCCATTGCTTGTAGTTGCAACTTTTGGAGTCGCCCCTCTTAGTCTTTCAGTTACCATTTTTTCTAAGGCTTCATTAAATTTAGCTTCAAACACATTTATATTATTAAAAGTGCTTTCAGCATCTTCACCTTTTAACATTTGAGCAAATTCTATAGGTAAATTTTTAGAAGCTAATTGCTTTGACGTTTCATTTAATAACCTTTCAGCTTCAAATGCTTTTTTAGTTTCCTCAAATTCCCTAACTTGTTTTTCAAATAATTTCTTTTGTTTTTCTTGTTCAGATAATTTAGCTAATTCTTCTGCTTCTTTTCGTTCAGCTTCAATCTTAGCTTCTATATCTTTTCTTTCTCTTTGAAGTCTTTTAGAAATCATCTTATCAACTTCATCTTGAGTGAAAGTCTTAACATCTTTAGCTTCTACATCTGTTCCTTTAATTAGCTTATCATGAACATCTGAAGCTATTTTATCTACTTCATTATTAACAACGTTGTTTTTAGTTTTTTCCATTTTAATCCTCCTAGTTTATAGCCATAGTAGGCTTTTAAGTTTTCCGAGTTATTCTTTAGTGTCTACAACAAGTAAAAAGACAATAAAAAAAAGACCAGTTACCTAGTCTTAATAAATTCTTCAAATTGTTCTTTAGTGTTATCTTTATGACCATACTTTCTATAAAAATCTAAATGGCACCCTTCTCTTTATTTTTTTATTCACCCGTACTATTTTTAGTACCGGTACTATTTTTAGCACCCGTACTATTTTTAGTACCGATACCCGTACTAATTTTAGTACCCTATAAGTACTATAATAAATACTATATAAAAAAGAAAAAGTAATTTAGCTTTTACTAAATGTATTAATCTATTTTATAAATTTCTTTCCATTCTTTATAAGTCATACTTGATGGGACTTCTATTCTTTTACCTTTACTATCTCTTGCAAATCTAGTTGAGTAATTATTATCTATATAAGGGATCTCACAACTTCTACATCTTGGGTGCATAGGCGAAGCATTAACTCCAACTACTCTATCTTTTAAATCAAATACTTTTCCATCTAACTTTTGGCATATTTCAGAAGTCCTATTGTCTAAAGTAGCAAGGAATTGGTATTTATCCACTTCTAATTCTTCATAAGCTTTTGCAGTTGACTCTCCCATAAAGTAACTATGTTCAGTGTGTATAAGCCTAATACAATTCTTTAAATCTGCATCTAATCTTTTAGATAATGCCCTAGAAGTTTCTCTTACTCCTTTACCTTGTATAAGCATTTGAGTAAGTTCCTCAACCATAGCATTTTTTAATTTAGTTCTGTTACTCCATAACCTTTGACTATAATGTCTACCACTCCAGGGAAAAGCTAATATTTCTTTTATCATATCATTATCAATATATGAAAAACTAACACCAATACCTATAGCTTTATGTATATCATATATAGTTTGGTAATAATTATCCTTTATAGTGCTACTATAAGCTATTTGAAGCCTTTTATTAGTGTTTTCATATACTTTATTGATATATTTACCACATTGATAAAATATTTCTTCTAAACGGCTTATACGGCTTTTCATTGATAAAGTATTTAATTCAAGTAAAAGTTCATCATCACCAGTTTCCTCGATAAGCTTCATATAAGATTTTAAATCTCTTTTAAATTCTCTAAATTCGCTACTGTTTAAATATTTTTTTGCATCAGAATAAGATAGGTTATTATCTTTAGCATATTTATAAAATAAATTACTAATTTCTTTACCTATCTCATTCATAGCTTTTTTATATTCATTAACTAATTCTTTTTCTATTTTCTTTAAATCTTTTAAACCTTTTTTGAGTTTATAAGCTTCTCTTTTGGTCCAATATTCTTCATTAGATAAATTATTCTTCATCTATATCACCTAATTCAGAATAATTATCCTCATAAAGCTTATTAGCTTCTTTTTCTTTTTTCTCTATTTCTGCTTGAATATCACTAACTCTAGGCGACATCCCAATTATAGTTTCTTCACTTAAAATTCCATCTAAGTTTTGCATTATTTGTGATAACTCTAACTCATTATTAGGAGTATTTCTAGTAAAGACTGGCTCAATAGCTAAATAAGAATAGTCGCTATTATTTTTCATCTTAGTATAAGCACATAATAACTCTATTCTTCTCATTAAACCTTTTTTAAATTTACTTTCCTTAACTCCTACTAAGTTTTCAAGTCCCATAAGTTTAAATTTCATCGCGATACCACTAGCATTATTACTGAAATTTTCATCAGTCATATTAGGCACAAAACTAAATCTATGTATATCTTCATTTAATCTATTTTTATAATTCTCTAAAGCAGTATCTTGTATATCTTTTATAAGATATTTTGCATCACTATCTGAATTTAAAAATTGTATTAAATTTATGTCATTTAAGTCTTTAGCTTGTTCGTCGTCTATTAATTCACCATTAACTACAAGCATACAATTAGTAAATAGTTCAAAATCGTTAGCAGTATCAGATTGACTTTGGTCGTAAGCATCTATTAAGCTTATTACTTTTTCAAAATCCCCATATAACTCGTCATTATTGATATATACATTTACTGGTATATCATCAAAATAACAATCTTCTTCATCTGATAAAACTATGTTCTTATCTTTCACAGTTCCTCTTATGATTTTACCATTAGCAATTATTTGCCCTTTATCATTTTGAGTAGGTTTAGTGTATATTTCAAGTCTAGTTATTTTTTCATCTTCATCATTAACTCTAACTATTTCATCATAATATCTAATTGCTAATATTATATTTTCTTCTAAAGTATTATCATAGCAAACTATTAATTGAGAAGGATCTATTGCTTTAAATCTAGGCTTAGCAAATTTATCTATGTACATTATTTCATAAGCATAACCATATATAGAAGCCATCTTTGCTAAAGTTGTATTATTATCAGTTTCATCATTATATTTAAATATATCTGTAAGTTCTTCAAGAAGCTTTTTATCTTCTGTAGTATAAGCAATAGGTTTACCTAATAGATAACCAACTGCTGTGTCAGTTATATATTGAGCGTAAGGGTGAGATAGCTTATTCTGTGGTTTATTTTTATTTTTATATACTCTATTACTTATCTTGTCATTTTCGTTATTGTAATATCTTAGAAGCTTTTCTAATCTTGATTTTTCTGCTGAATGTTTATCTATTAAATCAAGTATTAAATCATTAGTTAAAGTATAATCTTTATCTATTTTTATTTTTCTCATAATACACCTCCTATACGTTATATTTGTTTCTATCAAACATTTTGCCAGTTCTCTTTGATTCTGAATAAATTGCATATCTTAAACTATCTAAAACATCATCAAATTGTTTAACTGGTTCATCTTTCCCTTTTTGCCATACATAATTGTATATTTCATCTTTAAATCTAGTTACATTATCTTCAAGTATAAAAAGCTTATCTGTTTTAAATAATTTAGCTATCATTGAAATACCTTCTAATACTTCTTTATTAGCATTTATTGCTCTTATACCGCTTCTTTTAAGTTTATCTATATAATCAGGTCTAGCATGGTCGCAATAAAAATTAACATTGCCATACTTAGCTTTAATTTCTTTGGCTATATCAATCCATTCTTCTATGTCTTTGTGTTGGTAAGCATATTCTTTTATTAAGTAATAATTATCATTTATATCTTTTCCAATTACTACTATTGAGCCATAATGTTCCCACCCAAAGTCGACACCACAAAAGTATTTTTTAATATCAACTTTATCTATATTTTTTATATAATGTTTATCTTTATTAAAGTCTTGATACACTACTCCTTCACTAGCAACCCATGTCAATTATTGTTATCGTAAAGGCTCTTTATCCTCTACTTCTTATAGTTTCCTATAAGTTCAGACTATCTCATATTCCCATTAGGAACTCGGATTTCGTGGATATTTCTGCATATAAAAAAGACCTTTCGGTCTTTAATATTTAGCTTACTTTATCTAGTCGTTAAACCTTCCTAAGATTTCTCTTTAGGATTGGTAATTGATTAGCATATTAATGATTATATATATTTAAATGTATATCCTTTTGTTTGCTTGTATTTACCATTAAGAACTCGTTCAATAGCTTTCCTATCTATATTCATATCATTAGCACATTGGTTTATACTATCATATTTTATAGATGTTTCTATACATATAATAGGTTTACCATTCTTTTTTCTTATTTTAGATTTAGTTTCTTCTGTATGGTTTTTACCATAAAAATGATTATTTTCTCCAATAGCTTTGCCTTTATTAGCTTTACTTATTTTTTCTCTAGTTTTTAGGCTTACAATTTTACCTTTGTGAGCCTTGCCTATCTTGGCTTTAGCTTCTTCTGTATGCTTTCTCCCTTCCCATATTGTATTCCCAAGCATATTAACTCGCATTTTTTCAAGTCTTTCTTTTGAATACTTTTGCAAAGTGCTACCTTCAAAACCTTCACTTTGATTATAACCATTTTTATATGTATCATATTTAATAATATATTTATTTTCTAAAGTAAGTGCTTCGATTCTGTCATCAGTTTCAATTTCTTCAAGTACTTCAAATTTAAAATTATCATACCCATACTTATTAACTGCTCTTTGAAGCTTAATGTTTCTGTGCTTATTGTTTTTCATAGCCCATTCGTGAACTCTTTTTCTGTTCTTATAATCTTGTGATATACCAATATATCTTTTATTGTTAATAGTATTTGTTATAGAATATATAATAATCATAACACCCACACTCCTTATATATATTATAACACAATTCTATTAACTTATTCATCATTAACTTAGCCTTCCAATTTTAACCCGATTTTCAATATACCATTACTGATATACGGGGCAATAGGTTTACCCAAAATATCTCTATCATAAAACATTCCACTAGGTGTAGAAGCTTCAATACTTTCCACATATTCTTTATTTAAAAAAGTATTATCATACAAAGTAAAATTAAAAGCTTTTATATTTAATTGACCATTTTTAAGTCTTTGACCATCTTTGTCTATGTAATTAACTTTTACTGTATGAGTAGGGTTCTCTGGGTTAGTGTCCATAAAAATTCTAGCACCATCATAAGAACATCTTGAAATAGCTTCTTTTACAAAAGTATCATGTAATGTAGTAGCTTCATTAAGTAAAGCACCTGCACTCGTAAAACCTCTCATAGCTTTGTAACTGTCGGCATTAGCCCCATGAAAGCAATAAATCTTATTTCCATATAAAGGAAAATGTCCATCATCTTTAAACTTTATTTCTCTGCCTAAAATAGCTTCTAAGTCATTTAATATATTTCTTCTAATTGAAGCTTGAGTAGTTCCCCCAATTATGAAGCTTAATCCTTGATTTTTAAATAATGATACATGAGCTAAAAATATTTTAATAAGTATAAAAGTCTTACCTGCTCTTTTTGCTCCACTACATATTAATATCTTAGGATTATCAATAGCGAAACTTTCTAAAACCTCTATTTGTTTTTCGGTATAATTATCTAGTTCCATTTCTACCTCTTAACTCAAGAATTGCATTAGCTATTTTTTCGGCTTCTCTATCTTCTAGATTATTATCCTCTTTATTCTTTTTAGGATATAAATCAGTAAGGGTATTCAATTCTTTTATAGCATTAAGCATTGATGAACTATTAGCTTGTTTCAATCCTTTGTACTCAATATCTTCTTGAGATTTATCAAGTAACCACATAAGCTTTTCTTCTGCTTTACTTCTGTTCCATTTAGCTTTTTCCTTATATTCATCTAACAACTCTTGATACCTTAGGGAAATCTTAGGGTTATTAAATAATTTAGAAGCTTCTATATCTATGCTTTCATCTTTCATTTTCTCGCAATTATATGCGAATTTATAGGCTTCTCTTTGAGAATAGCCTTCAATCAATCTCTGTACGAATATTTCTTGTTTTATGGTTAAACTCAAAGTTTCACCTCCTTAAATAAAATAAAAAAGACGCCTATCTATTAGACGCCTTCTCCCCATTTGGTACTATTATCATTTCTCTTTCGTACCACTTAAGTTTTTTCGGAACTGTAGAAGTTTTTACAACTTCATCTACATCTTTCCATACCTTAGTTTTAACCTTAGTTTTTCTCTCCTTCAACTCTACCACCTTTGAGTTTTAATACTAGCACATCAATTTAAACTGATATGCTAGGATAAAAAATCAAAACAAAAATATTAAAAACAATATAAGTAATAAGGAGATTAAGAATAATTATGAAATTATCATAAAATATCTATGTTAATATAATACTACATCTAAAATGTAAAATAAACGTCATTTCATAGTTAAAATATAGTCATTTCAACACTTGTAAGGTTTTTTGCAATAAAAAAGTAGGCTTTTACGCCTACACTAATTCTATTAAGCTATTCATTATTCTATCTTTATTACTCCATACTGTTTTAGTTTCGTAGTAATTTAATTTTACTGCAATTTTATTCATTCTAATATTTTCTATATAAAAAGCTTCAATTATATATCTATCTTTATTATTTAGACTTTCTAAGAGCGCATCTGTTAGGCTTACTTCATACTTAAGTTTTTCTAATTCTTTTTCTCTTTTAACTATTGCATCTGATAGATCACTTTTATTAGAAGTTTGTATTTTATCTTTTGAATAATCTATCGCAGTAAGCGTATAATCATCATCAGTAACTAACCCTAACTCTAATATTTTAATTCTTGATTTATTTTTTTTATAATTTCTTAATAACCCTTCAACATATTTATATTTATCTTTAGTCATTTAATCCCCCTATAAAAGAAAATTATCGTTTATTTACTTTAATATTCTATCTCAATTCCTCAAGTCTGTATTTTTGTTTTACATTTGGATATTTAACTTTATCCACTTCACTCATAAACATATCGTAAGGTCTAGCATATATTTTGAAGTTGTCATATAAAGCCATATAAATGACTAATTCATCAGAACAATTTTTATCCCAATGAACATATTCCCCATTTGTTAATGGAAATATATGAAGTATGTCATTGTTTTCAGTATGATTACATATAAAGGATAGTCTTTGTAATGAATCTATAATCCCCTCATCAACTGGAATTGACTTACATAATGTAAAATATTCCTTATTCTTAAAATGTTTATATTTAGTCTTTAATTTTAATTCTCTCATGCTTACCCTCCCATAAAACAATTACTATTTATTTACATTTAAAGTTTTTGCAACTTTTCTTCCTATGTTCAATCTTTTTCATTGCATTTAAAATTTCTAGTCCTAAACATTTAAATTCTAATCTTAATTTATAAAGTTGAAAATCTAACATATTTTCTATAGATTGAAAATCTTTTATTGTCATTTCTTCTACTGGAAGCTTTTTATCTTTGCAATATTGCAACAAATCTTTATCTTTAGTCATAATACCTCCTAGATATTATTGTTTTATTACCTTATTAATTCTTTTCTAGTTTTTATAAAAATAATGTCTTTATCTTTTATATTATGTTTAGTTATAAAATAATTCATCTTAGGATAATCTAAGAAAAATCTATCTATGATTTCTCCACAAAATCTAACTCTAATCCAAAACTTGTGCTTCATAACTTCCTCCGTTTAAAATATGTTTTTTAGTATCGGTCATGGTGTAAGGTGTAGTCTGCCGATACTATATAGGTGCTACACTACCTAAAATATGTTTTTTATTTTCCTATCCGTTTTTGCGGTGTTTTATTTACTTCTTTTCTTAGCTTTATCATTTAGCCTTTCTAATTGCATAAATAAATGATTATTCAAATCACCTAAAGTGTTTTTCATATTATATCACCCTCCAAATTAAATTATATCTATCTAAAATATCAATTCATTTTACATAACAAAACATTATGTTACTATCCGTTAAATATACATTTTCAGTATACTTTGTCGAAATATAGCAATTTCAATACTTTCAAAAATCGCTACTTTTTACTTGATATTTATTTAACACCATTTATGGTAAATTATGTATCTATATTTATTTCTAATAACCATTTATTTATATTTATTTTCTATTAATGATAAAATACAAGGAGCTTAATTTCTGCCCCCTTAGAATTGATTTAAATAGCTTCCGTATATTACCATTAATCTATAAACTTATGATTTCTATTTAATAATTTCTCATTATGCTCTTTTATATGTTCTTCTAAGTTTATTCCCTTAGTAAAAGCTATACCGTAACAACATTGAATGACGTCAAGTAATTCTTCTGTTAGATTTTCTCTATCATTCATTAATATAGCCCCTGCAACTTCTTTCACTTCTTCATCAAGTTTATTATACATATTGACTGCACTAAGTTTTTTATATATCTCTAAATTATGTATTCTATTCATTTAATCAACCTTCTCTAAATCATTTATTTTTAATGTCATCGTTTCTTTTATATCATTACAATAAACATCTATATAAGTTTCCATATCCGTTATATACATATATGGATTGCTTATAGCAGTACCTTCTAAATCTAAATATTTTACTTTATCCCCTTTTACTATTCTCATTTCCTTATTCCCCTTTATTTATCTTTTGATTTTAATTCAACACCTACACCACCACCTACGTAAAATGATATGTCATGTATGTAAGTAGCTAGTTGGGTTTTATCTATCTTTTGTGAGTTTAATATATCTTTTGATAACTTTCTTAATTGTCTAGCACTTTCATTGTTGCACCACAATTTTCTGTTAGCATCATTCCAAAGCTTCGCTAACTCTTCATTAGCTTTTTTAAGCTTCTCATTTTCTTCTTCTAGATCTTTTACTGTTTTATCATACAATTCAACTTCTTGATTTAATATTGATATTTGATTTTCTAAATCATTTTTTTCAAAGTATTGCATTTCATTTTTATATTTTAAATCTAAAATATTATCACACTTCTCTTTATAAGCACTTTTTAATTCCTCATAATTATCATTAAGCAAAAGATATTCTTTATTAAGTAAATCATATTTTTTCTTTGATACAAATAATTTCATCTTTAGTTATCCCCCTACTTAAAACTACTTACAAACTAAATCGAACATAGGTAATGTTTTAAAATAATCACATAGTAATCTCCATTCTTGCATTTTGTGGTTACTTCTCTGATTAACTATAGATTTTAATTGTAAATAATTAGTTGTCATCCTAGCCGTTAGCATTAATCCACAAGGAGTATTAGCTATTATAATATTGAATAGATTTTCTTTAGTTCCTTCAATAAGAGTTTCATCTCTAAGTTTATATCGAAGAGGTTCATTTGGATAATCTTCCTTGCACTTTTCAACCTCTCTATCAAAATTATTATAATAACCTATCAATTCATTTAAACTATCTATCGTTTCTTGTAGCACATACTTATTACAAGCTTCATCTATATCCATTTTAAGTATTCTGTGCATCTTGCTTTGACTACTAACATAATCTATAAAATGGTACCTATCTAATTGTCGCCATATGTACTCGGGTACTTGTAAATCAAATTGCACTGTTATACCTTTAGCAAAACAATCGTGTCCACTTCCAGGAACTGCATTTCCTAAGTGTTTAACTCTTTTTAAATCTTTTTCACCTATAACAACTTTATTCATATCATGAGTTTCAATTTGCATAGGGTAACCACTTGCTATTACACTTTCATTTAATCCATAAATCCTAACATTATCAATTTTTATTACTCCTTCAACTTCAAAGCCTTTTACTTCCATAATTACTCCCCCTTAGATATTTCCATTATTGCCAATACACTGTAATTAGCTAAATCTATAAGTGTATCTTTTATACTTTCATCATCCACATTAATATCAACTATTCCATTTTTAGCCTCTGAAATCTGCTTATTCAAACTTTTGAGCCTATTTAATTTATCTTCTAGTCTTATACATACACTTGTTAAACCATACTCTTCAAATTGCTTAGAAAAGCTATCTCCATAGTTTTTATTTTTTATTTCATATAAATTAAACATTTCATTTGTTATTTCTTTGAAAGGACTTGTTTTCATAACTCTTACTCCCCCTACTACCTAAAATGGTATTTCATCTTCGTCAAAATCGTTGAATTCTTCTATCTTATATTCATTATTTTGCTTATTTTCAGTATTAGCATTAGAATTCCCACCTAAAAACTCTAATCTATCAACTTTTACTTTAGTGAAGCTTCTTTTCTCTCCGTCTTTTTCATAATTATCAATGTTTAACTCGCCTTCTACTAATATTTGTTTTCCCTTAGTTACATACTGACATAAATTTTCTGTATGCTTCCCTATCATTTCACAGTTTATAAAATCAACTTTTTTATTATTTTTATCCTTTTGATATGCTCTTTCTACTGCTATTGAAAAACTCATTTTAGGTGTAGCAGTAGAAGCTATATAGCTAAGCTCTGCATCTCTAACTAAACGACCACTAATTATTATTTTATTCATATTTATTTACCTTCCTTTTCTGCTAATATTATTGCTAGTTCAAGCATTAAATAACAAGTTAATATTAATATAACTAATCTCATTTAATCATATCACCATACTTTTTCATAAAGTAGGCTTTAAACTTTATATGTTCAGCTTCTGACCAATATTTCAAAGGTATTCCTATTCTATTTTCCCACTTTTTACTTTCTTTTAAGAAGTGTGGCATAAGTATAACACTATTAAATTTAGCTTTCTTTTCTGCTTCTTCTTTTTCTATCAAACTTTTAAAAGTTTTGTTAGCACTTTTGTACATATATTGAGTGAGTATATGAATTAAGTTTTCATTGAAATCAACTTCTACGGATACAACTTCATCCCCTTTGCTGCAAACTATATGATTGTAAACAATATCTGCTACGCTTGACACTTTTTCTCCCCCTCTTTGTTCAATATTTTATCAACTAAAACACTAGATGCTATCGTTACCTCGTCATTAAACCCATAAGTTTCAATAAATTTAACCATTAACTCCCTAGCTTCTTCTAGCATATTAATCCCCCTACTTGTTTTTCTTTTTAAAATAAGTCCATAAGTCTACTACTAACTTACTAAAAGAAACATTGTATCTTTCACAATACTCAAGCATTTCTTTTAATATTTCAATATCTATACTTATATTTTTATTTGTTTTCATTTGTTCACCTCTTAACTGCCTTATAACTATATTATATCACAAAATTATGCGTATGTATGCATGTACATATATATTTATTCCAACTTTCGTTCGCCTTATTTTGACAATAAAAAAGACTTACCTAATTTGGTAAGCCTAGTAACTCTCTCACAAACTCTATTTCTTTAATTATATTATCTCTCTCGTGCCATATTTTGTACTTGTGAGCCTTTACAAATTCCCAACAATAGTTATTATCATTAGCCCATTTTTCTGCCTTATAAAGCCTATCTATTAGTTTTTCATATTCACTAATTAATTTATCTCTATCTTCAATAACACTACTTATCATTTGTGTATCTACTCCTTTTTTTCATCATTACCCCTTGTAATAGCTTGATAATTAGGATGTGCTGGATTTTTAATACTTAAATTTCCAGTACACTTTTTATCCCTACTAAAATTATCTATTAAGCAAGTTTTATAATATATGCAAGTTTTATTATCACATTTATCATTCATTATTTAATCACCCATTTTTTATTTATATAATCGTTTTTATTAAATTTAACTATATCTCCACTTCCATATTCACCTTTGCATATATTTCTATAAATATCATTAAATACATGTATATCTCTATTTTCTTCTAATAAAAAAGTTATATCAAAATCTATTTTACTTAATACTATAATCATTTCATCAGTTGTATAAGTTTTCATCTTATCCCCCTATTTTTCCATCTATTCTTCATTTCTAATTCTTTTATATATTTGTCAAATTCTTCTTTGCTCATACTTATATTTTTTACTTCTGATTCTTCGTATGCTTTTTCATATGTATATTTAAGTTCGTTATTTATATTGTGTCCCCATTGACTTATTTCTAATCTTCCCATGTCCATTCCCCTTCTATTTGTTCAAATTCTTCTAATAAATAATTAACTTCTAATTCTTCTCCATTACCATTCAAACAATAAAATCTTCTTCTATCTTTATCAAATAATAATTCAATTCCTAATCTATTACCCATATATCTATCTTTATCTATAGTTAATATAGTATGCTTATCTTTAGTCGCATCTTCTTCATCTTTTATTCTCTGAACTATCATTACATAATCTGCTAGGTTAGTTATATTAGCCGATCCACTTATATCAGATTTATCAAGTCCAGTTTGACCGTTCTGTGCCTTTCTTGGATGTGCTACTAAATGAACTATTGCATTATATTTTTTAGCAAAACTTTTTAATTTTTTAACTATTTCAGTTTGATTTCTCAACTCTTCTTTTTCGTCATTTTCAGTAACCATTAAATTATCTATACAGAATACTTTTACACCATATCTTTTAGCCATGATTTCCATTTTAGATATAATTGCATTTATAGTGTAATCTTCTTCTGTATATAGGAAAAATTTATCTTCTAAAAAATCATCTATTTTGCTTACTGCTTTTGATGAAAGTTTTTTATATTTATATCCTTTTTTATTTGTAAATTCTAATAAATCATCTTTGTTAGCTAAAGTATCTAAAAGCCAACCTTTAGCATTACTTTCTGTAAGTTCTCCACTAAATAAAAATACTTTATATCCTTGCCTTATACTTTCCCCTATAAAAAATTGATTTAATATAGTCGATTTACCTTCTCCAGTTCTTCCAGTTATTACATTTAAGCTTCCAAGAGGCAAACCAATTATTCTATCATCTATTTTTTTTATTCCTATTTGAATTGTTTCAGCTTCGTATATGTTAAAAGTTGATATTTGCTTAGTGCTTTTAACTCCGTCAATAAGAGGAATAGAAGCTTTTTCAAATTGCTTTAATACTGCTAATTTACCATACTTAAATAATATTTCATTTATATCGTTGCATATATCTGAATAAACTATTTTTACAGTTTTGTTAGGTAATCTGTTAAATACTTCTTTTACCCCTTCTTTACCAGCTTCGTCATTATCAAACCAAAGAATTATTTCCTCAAATTGCTCTAACCAAGTCCAGTTAGTTGTGATCCATTCAGTAGATTTGCATCCAGTCGGAACACTTACTGCATTTTTAATCCCACTTTCGATAAGACTTAAACAGTCAAATTCACCTTCGCATATTACCAATGGTTTAGTTATATCTGCTTTATCCATTAAGTACAAAGTATTTATGTTAGTTTCAGCTTCAAACCAAGTCTTTAATTGTTTTTTACTTTTATCTATCTTGTAACTAGGTCTGTATTTATTTGTTATATGTTCTCCTAATTCATTTTTATAAATAAACACTATATTACCTTTATCATCTTCTCTAACATCTGCATACTTTATTGTGTTTTCACTTATACATCTTTTATTTATATATGAAATAGATTTAGAAATATTGTTTTTGTGGATTGTAGGTGTCTTTATAGCTTTTCTTTCTGTGTTAATGATTAATTTATCAGTTGATATATTAAAATCGTTTACAATAGATTTTACGGCTTCTATGAATGATTTATTATAATATTCTTGATAATGATTAAATATATCGTAAGTATGAGCACAACTAAAACATCTAAATTTTTTAGCTTTCATATCAAAACTCATACTTGGAACTTTTTCATTATGGTTAAAACATAAGCATTTATTTGATTTATCTAATTTTAAATTTAAATCAGAAGCTATTTTATTTTTAACTTCTTCTGCTCTTATTTGATTTTTTATATCATCAATTATTTTTTTAATATCTATCACAACATTTCAACTCCCCTTGAATATTTTCTCCCACTATTGCATATACTAGGATTAACTTTAATATTTTTATTTTTATCAGAACCTATTGCAGTAGGTTCTTTTTTATTTTTTAATTCAAATACTCCTTGCCAACAATTCATAATACTATTTTCAAGTATCTCTATTTTTTCCAAATCATTTCTCCCATACTGATCTAATTTATTTAATGTTAATTTAAGACTTCTATCTGTAACTGGTTTCTTAATAGTTTTTCTCATTTTAATAAAATCTTTTATAGTTTCTTTTAATGAATCATTTTCAGTATAAGTTTCTATAATTTCATCTAAACTAGTTTTCTTTTTTCCTTTTTCTTTTTTATTATTTTTATTTAGTAATTGTAGGGTACTATTTTTAGTACAGGTATCGGTACTAATTTCAGTACTACTATTTTTAGTACCGGTACTAATTTTAGTATTGGTATCATTTTTTATATTTGCATTAATGTAATATTTATTATTTTCCCCATTGCTTTTTTTTATGGTTATATATCCTCTCTCTTCTAACTCATTCAAGCATTTTAAAAGAGTAACTTTACTTAATCCAGTTTTCTTTAAAAGCATACTTTGTGAAGGGTAAGCATATCCCTTATCTTTATTTTCATATCTTAACAAAAACATTAATACTGCCCATGTATTAATTTTTAAACTATTGTTATCAAAAAAATCATTTTCTATTACTGTATAACTCATTTGATCCCCCTTTGCACTAATTCAGTAAATCCTCATAAGTAACCTTAAACAATTCTTTTAATAGTTTTATTTCTTCGATTGTAAAAGATCTTTTCCCCAATTCTTTATTACTATAACTATTTTGTTTTATATTCAAAATATTAGCAATTTCAGTTTGTGTATATCCATTTAAAAGCCTATATTCTTTTACCTTCATATTCCTCCCCCTTTAAAAAACTTTATATAATATATAATATCTCTTTTTGTGATATTTGTTATATACAATCGTTCTCTTTATTACGACAAAAAAAGACTATATTCTATAGTCCTTTTAATTAATTTTGTTAAAAACTTTATTTTAATTAGAATTTATTCTTTATTCTGCTTTCAATATATTTTTAAGTTTATTTTTACATTCTTTGCATAAATAAAATTTAATTTCACTTTGTTCAATTACAAACTTATAAAAGATATTAAATTTATCTATATCTTTTCCACAATCATTACACTTATTAATATTTTTAGATTCTACTCTATACGCCTTCAAACATATCACTTCCTTTAAAATTTTGATTTTAACTAAATATTTTTTAAATATTCTCTAGCTTCATAATATAATAAATCATGTATCAATCTGCCTGAATTAGCTTTATCTGTATACCATACATTTATATTGTATCTGCTACACAAAGCCATTAGAATAGCATTAAATGAAGCAGGAGATACTTTAGAAGCTTTGTCGTATCTAAAATGTTTACTAGATAATATTTTACTGTGCATATCAGTAGTTTCAATTACTAAATAAACTTTTATTCCTTGTTCTTTTGCTCGTTCTAATTCTCTTTCTAATCTTGTTTTCCCTTCTTCGTCTTTCTTATCAAATAGATTACAACACAACTCATTTAAATCTGTTTTACGTTCTATGACTACTTTATCTTTAAAATTAATAACTTCTTTGTTTGGCAACTGTACTGCAATAGTATAATCTCCAACTTTTAAACCTTTTTCTTGAATGTAATATTCTATTGGATCACCTATTTTAGATTTCTTCCCTCTATACATATCGTGGTGAGATACTTTATACTCAAAGCCCTTTTCAAAGCTATTTAATATATGCTTATTAACTTTCTCCCTGCTATCAACTACAACCTTGTATTTGCAGCGTTTTATATCAATTCCTTTTTTTTCCCCCATTTTATGCCCCCTTAATTATTTCTGTAAAAGCTTATAGCTTTATATATTAAATACATCACAAATAAATCAAATCCTGCTATCATCAAAATTAAATCATTAAATAAATTCATACCTTCCCCCTATACTGAAAAATAAGGGCAATTAAGCCCCTACTTTTTTAGCTTCAAGCCCTTCCAACTTAGCTTTTAAAGTCATATAATTTTTCATTGATATATCTATTACATTATCTCCATAATCTCTTTTAGAAGCTTTCTCAACTATATCATCACTATAGCCTTTATCGTTAGCTATTTTATAAAGTGCTTTTACCATAGCTTCTGTAACTTCGCTTCTCGTTGATTTGATTTTATCTCCAAATCTAAAACATTCTTTACCTTTACTATCAACTATAACTAGCATATTTATTTCTCTATCATCATTATAGCCTATTTCTTTAACTTCAAATTTTTCATATTTACTATACCCCATTGAAGCTGGGATCCATATAAAAGGTGAAGTATATAATTCTCTACCTATTCCCAAGTTGAAACACGCTCTTTTAAAACTGTCTGATACTTGCCCTTTTTCTTTTTCTGTATTACTTTCAGTTCCTACATCTTGCTTACTTATCCAGCAATTCCTTTTTTCACTCCACACTTTTACTGTACAAAATAATTTACCGTCTATAAGCTGATGTTCTCTTTCCCAACCGTCAAACCCAAATACTTCATCAAGTATTCTCATGTCAACCCTAGCATCTTTGTAAAGTAATAAGCTAATTCCCTTACCTTCTTTAAAAGTCCCTATTCTGCACTCTATTTCATTAGCTTTTAATAATCTTATCTCCATTCCTATTTACCTTCCTTTATTTTTTTATATTGTTTTAAATGAAAAAATCTTTTATCTGCTTTTACTCCAAATTCCTTTATAAACTCTTGTAATATAACTATACTCATTTTATTGTACTCCCTCTTATTTATTCTTCTTGTAATATTCTAAATCCTTTAAAATATCCTCTATTTTAACCTGTAAGCCCTCTAAAAAGTAATCCTTGTTTCTATATTCGTTATAAACTTTCTTGTGCTTCTTATCAGCTTCTACACCTTCAAAATTAGTCCATATGTTTTTACTTTGTTTTAAGTATTCTTCTTGAAGCTTTAGCCTTTCGTTTTTTATAAATTCTAATTCCTCCATTTTATCCCCTCCTTTAAATGTCTTTTCACCTCTTATGGGCTAGTATTGAGTGTCCCCAACCTAGCCCCATTTGTTTTATATTGAATAGCCCATACTTTCTATTGTTCTTTCTATCTCTTTTATTTCCTCTTCATTATCCCAGTAAAAGCTTATATCTGAAAACAATTCTTTAACCTTTTTACAATCTTCACACTTGCAAGTTTCCCAATACCCTTCACACATATTACATACCTCCTTTTAAATCTCTTTCATTCATTTTCTCATATTCCTCTAATTCAAAATCTTCATAGTCTAGGGGAGTTTCCTCTACTCCCTCAAGCCTTTCCATTTCTTTTATAAAAGCTTCACTATCAAACTTATACATAAGCTTCAACCCCTTCATTATTTACTATTGTGTAAAAACATCCACTTTCTATAAGTTCTAAAGTAGTTAATCTACCTTCTAGATAACTAATTTCTTTTTCATAGAAATCAATTTTTCCACTAAGTGCATAATCACTGCATTTTCCTTCTATGAATTTATTTTTCATTTTATCAACTTCTCTTCTTTTCTCTTGTAACTCGTTATATACTTCTTCTTTGAATCTTTCATCTATTTTTATTTTCATTTCCAATACCTCCAAATTTTATTTTCTCTTTCCCTTGTTTCTATATTTATATTATATCCTATTTCGTTGCATTTATGCAACTAATTTATTAAAAAAAATTATTTTTTATAGCAATTCTTTTATATCTGTATTTAAAGCTTCACATATCTTAATTAAATTATCAAAATTTATCTTTCTTATATAATTTTCTTCATATCTTTTTATAGTACTTCTATTTATTCCAGTAATTTGTGCTAATCTATATTGGCTTATGCCTTTAGCTTCTCTTATTTCTTTTATCTTGCTACCTATCATCTCAAAATCTCCTTTTAAAAAACTTATATTTATAATATACAACTTCGGTCGCATTTATGCAACTAATGAATAAAAAAATATACCTCCAATTCAGGAAGTACATTTTCAAGTCAATAAAATTTTACAAAATTTCAAGGTAAAAGTGTTATACCCCATTTAAATTTATTTTAATACTACATATGGTAATATAATTATAACACATTTATAGATATTTTTCTAATATAGAGTTAAGCTTTTCTAATTCCAACTTGTTAAAATCAATTTCGCCCTTCAATTTTCTCCTTAGGCTATTATAAGTTATGTCTAATTGTTCAGCTATCCACTTCTTTTTTAATCCACTTTCTTTTATAGCCATATTAATTTTATCATTCATGTTTACACCTCTAAGCTATCAACTGAAATATTGCATATATTAAAGCAATTATTAATATATAAGTTAAACAACCCCAATTTGCTTCACCTTTTTCAACTTGCTTTTTAAGCACTTGATAAGTTTTCCATTCCTTTTCTTCTAACTGGACCGTTGGTTTATCTCTTGATTGACCTAATTTATTATACTTAGGAGAATATTTTGTTATATAATAAGTTTCATAAATTAAAGCATCACTTTCGGTCTTATACTTTTGATACTCTATTACTGCTACAGATTTATAACAATCTTTATCAAGGTGTCCCTTACCTCCGAAATGTTGTGCCATTCTTTTGTTTATATCTACAGTTTTACCAACATAAATTACGTTATTATTAATATCTTTAAACCTATAGCAATATGAAACCATTTTGAGTCCTCCTATTTACAGCCTTTTAATAATTTATCTATTAAATCTTCTTCTATAAAATAACTTTGAACTTCTGTAACTCCATTTTTATTTTTAACTTTACATCTTCCTACGTCTTTTATATCTTGTAAATTATGCCCCTTGCCTATAATAGTATTGCTATCAGTTTCATCATTAGTTCTAAGTCCTATAACTTGTGGGCAATTCATTTTGCATTTACCTATAGTGTCTTTTGTAGCATCTTGTAAGCATAATATAAAATAACATCCATACTTTCTTCCTACACACATTATATCGTGAAGCTTATCTTTACATTTACTATTTCTAGTCAATAATACAACTTCATCTATTACAAATACAAAGTAACTCATTTTTGTATCATGCTTTTGATTATAACTTACTACATTTCTGCACCCTGCATCATTTAATATTTTTGCTCTTTCTTTAAACTTCTTTTCTAACCATTCAACTTGTTCTAAAAACTTACCACAAGTAGTAGACATTCCTCTAAAATGTTTATGATTTCTGAAATAATACACATCAGATTCAGCCATATCACAACCTAAGAAAACTAATTCTTTTTCAGTATAAGTAAGCATTAAGCTTGCAATCAATACATTTACAATATTAGATTTCCCTGCCCCAGTCATGCCACCTATTAATAAGCTACCATCTAATATATCTATCTTGAAGTCATTACCTTCTAAATCTTTACCTAAATAAAAGCTAAGCCCTTCCTTTTCTCCTTCTTTGAATTGATACTTTATAGTATTATCAACTTTATACTTATCAAAAGTTTCTGTAGGCATATATTCATATTTAATTGTGTTACTGATTCCTATATTTTCTTGATCTTTTTCTTGATCTGAATACAAAACTTCTACATATATATTTTTATAATCAACTATCTTAAAATTTATAGATCTTTCAACTATATTTTCAATTACTTCTCTATAATCTTCTAAATTATTTATTGTAACTTCTCCATGTCTTTTAAGTCTTAATTTAAACTTATACAAAACTTCATTATCATATACATTTATAACATCTAACTGCTTAACATCTATAAAACTATGCAGATTTGGATAGTCTGCTATATTAAATTTATCACAAATTAAATTAATAATTTTTTCTTTTGCATTATTTAAAAAAGAATATTTACCTAAATTTATTATCATAGCTAGCCCCCTTGAAATCTGCTACAATATAAGAAAAATATATTATAAAGAATTTATATAAAAATGATAAAAATATTAGTAGTAATAGTAGTAGGTGAGGAATTGTCCCCACCTTTATTTTTTATCTTTTCCATTTTGTAAATATTTCTCCACATATATCGCATTTACATATCCATCTATCTTCATATTCTTCAATTATTGTAAATTTGTTACATTGATAACATTGTTTTGACCAATCCATTTAAAGCCCTCCTATTTCTTCATATTAAAGCTACTATAATAGCTATATATCCCAAATAAGTAACTGCAATAATACCCATTAGAAGCTTCCTTTCTTTTTAGCCACTTCAAATCCTCCACAAGCTTCTACAGTTTGGAAACCATAGTCGCTAGTTAATATATCCTTTAAAGTGTAAAAGTCATTTTGTGCTTCTTCATTAACCTCTAAACATATATTTCTAAAATCTCTATAACTCATATTATCTTTGTGAGTTAATATAGCTAATATTTCATTTTTATTTTCTAAAGTATATATTTTCATAATTAATCCCCCTCATATCTTATATAACGTTTTGTTACTTTATTATATGTATAAGTTATGAAAATGATACATAAGTTTATAAAAATAAAAAGCTATAGAAAATTAATTCCATAGCTTCGCAATATTCCATTAAAAACTTTATTTTAATGACTCTGGATTTTCATGATTAATTTTATTATAAATACTCATAACATCTTTACCATCAATAAATCTTATAACATTGGTTGTTACTAAGGTTATTACTAACTCTTTTTTTTCATTAAATTTCATTTTATTACACTTAAACACTATTTCATTATCTTCAGAAACATAAATATTTAAAACCTTATACATTTCCAAATCTTGTTTACAATAGTCAAATACTTGAACAATACAACCTATTTTTATATCTTTGATATCCATAACTTCCTCCTAATTTCTATTTAAAATACTTATTAATTCTTCTTTTTGTTTTAAACTTAAACTATAAATCTTTTCTATTTCTTCCTCCCACTTTTTAGGAATACTTCTCCTTCCTGTTTCTACCATTGATAAAAAAGATGGAGTTACATTTAATTTTATAGCCATATCTTTAAGTAGTTCTCCATTATCTATTCTCAACTTTCTTAAGAATTTTCCAAATTCAGTAAGTTTCACACTATCACTTCCTTGATAAAAGTTTTATTTTAATTGGATTTTTATTTATTCAATTTCCATAGTAATTCTAAGATAACCACGCATAATACAAATATTAACGACATCATTAATACAAATACAATTACCATATATTTACTCATTATCTTTTATTTCCTTTAAAATTTTGATTTTATTTAAATTTAAAATGGCAATAATAAATCTATTAACTTTTCTTTATGCTCATTACAAAGATATACTCTATTCCCTAAGTTGTTTGGCTTCGTATCTTCTGCAAAATCTATAAGTATAGCACTATCATTATCACAACATTCACATATATGTTTATTATCATCAAATATTCTAATCATCATATCTTCCCCCTATCGTAAGTAATGAATAGAAAAATGCTACTAAAACAATATAAATTAATACCCCTAATATAATCTTCATCTTCAGTTATCCCCCTACAATTTCAGTCTGTATTTATATTTATGCCTTCCAAAGACACCTTCGACAGTTCTATTTAATTCCTTAGCTATATCTTCATAAGTAAAGCCCCTACTCAATCTATCAAGCATTATATTATCTTCATACTCTGACCAAGCTTTATTGTATTTATTAGTCTTAAATTTATCAGTTTCAACTTTTTCTAAATACCATTTTTCATTGCTAAAAATATTTATAGTTAAATTCTTTGTATGCCATAAGTCTTGATTTTGTTTTAGAAACTTTTTAAGTTGAACTTCATCTAACATATAAGGCTTTTGCTTAGTTCTTGCTCTCATACACTTAAAATTAGTCTTAACAATTCTTTTCCTTATAGTATCTTTGTTTATCCCAGTTATATGCTGAATTTCTAATAAAGTATACCATTGAGTTTGATGCCCTAACTTTAAAGTGTTATAAGCCCTTTCTTCTACTGCCCTTTTAGTTCTACCTAGTCTTTTACATAAATTATCTATTTTAATTTTTCCCCAATTCTCAACTAGAAAATTATCTTCTTCTTTAGTCCATTTTTTCCTTGTTCTTTTAGCTTTTGTATTCAATTATATCCCCTCTTATTTTAATATTTTATCCTTTGTTATCTATTTGTATTTTGAATTAGCTTAGCATTATTCAAAACTCTGTATAAATTCCTAGCACTATCTATGCTTATAGTTACATTTGAGTGCGTAGCATTATTAATTCCAATATAACTATACAAAGATAATTTTAAAGTATTTTTTAATTTAAAGGCTTTGTTGTAATTAATTAGCTTCATTAAAATATCTTGATTATTTTTTCTATTATTATAAAATACATTATTTTCTAAATTGTTCATAACAGACACTAATTTTACTATCAACTTATCTATATCATAAACTAATACTTCGCTATATTCGTATTCATATATCCTTTTTTTCTTATTATAAAATAAAATACTTATATACAATTTATTATCAATCATCTTTAATCCCAAATCTTGATTTCTATTTAATGCTTTTACAATCACAAAATCTTTATACTTTTTCAATTTTATATCTCACTACCTTTTATTATATATTTACATTAAGAGAAGCTTAAAACCTCTCTCAATGCCCTTTAAATTTGTTTTAGCCTATAAAGTTTCTTCCCCATTTTTCTCTAAGCTTCTGTTCAAATTCTTCCTCAGTCATATCAGCTACACTTTTTAATTTTCCATCTACAATAACTTTACTATCTGCCATAAATATTGTACTTTGTTTTTTATTTGAATTATTGATATTAACATTCCCATATTTATAAGCCATTCTTAATGATTTAATACCGTGAGAATTATTTTTCTCGCATACCTCTAAAGCTTCTTTTAATTTATCTATATCAGTAAATTCTTCTTCACAATCTTTTAAATCTTGCTTTCTAATATTTACACAACTTTTATTTATAACTTTCACTACTTCACTTTCTACTTTTTTACATTGATTTTTTTCATCAAATGAAGTATTATTTATATCAGAATTGCATATACTTTTATTAGGTTTGATTTCTTCGGCTTCTACTTGTGGCAAAGTAGGGGCTTTTTTATTTTTCATATCTTCATCATCTTCCGTTATGCTTGGAAGAAGTGAATATAATTTTTCAGTAGGGGCAAAATAAGATTTAGTGCCTTCTGCATCTTTTTTAGTGTATCTTTTAAATATTCCTATAAATTTAGATTTCATCTTTTTCTTTCTGCTACTTTCTTTCATTGAGTTAAGCCTTTCTTCCCAATCGCTTGGCTTTTCTCCTAAATCATAAATTAACATATCGCTTATAGCTTGTTTTTTAACTCCTAATATTTCTAAATCTGTAGCTACTTTTTCATATTTTACCCAATAATAAAATTCACCATTTACAAGCACCTTTTCCATCTTGTTACTATTTATAAAGTTTAATAAATATCTTATAACTAAGCTTTCATCATGGCTTATTTTTTCCTCTTTCAATCTGCTGCTTAAAAAACCGTGTATATATTTCATTTAGTTATCCCCCTTTATTACTTTACTATTCCTTTTATAATAAGCTTTTCTATATTTGGCTTATTAAGCTTAAATAAAACAACAGTTCCAAATTCTCTACCCTTTTTTAAAATTTCCCTTGTTATAAACTTCTTCATACCCTCTTTGTCTAACATCCTTCTAAGTTTAACAGAATTAGCTTCGTAACTTTTGTTATTAAATATGATAGGTAAATCATTTATTATTTTTGCATATGGCAATTCAAATTCTTCTCCTAAATTTTCTCTTTCTGATACTAAAGATAAATAGCTTATAAGAGTTATATCTTTTACATCAATATTATTACTTATAGCCATTTCAAAATTAACACTCATTTTTAACCTCCTTATCTGTTTTCTAATATTATTATAACATACTTAATAGGATATGTATATGTTTTTTATTAAAAACTAAAATTTTTTTATTATATATATATTATCTATAATAATTTCCCTATAATAACTTATCTATCTTTGTTCAATTCCATCGAATTAACCCCGTCAATTCCACGGAACGTACCCCGTCAATTCCACGGAACGTGTGGGTATTATATTTTTATTTATACCGTCAATTCCACTGAACGTGTGCAGTATTTTCAACGGTTTAAGCTATAAACAATATTTGTGGATTATGTGGATATTGTGGATAAACTCATATACAATATAATTGTTAAAATTTTACAAACACCTAGTAGAGATAAACAGCTCATACCACAAAGGAGGAAAAATGAAAATAAAATTACTTGAAAATGATAAAATAATCGAAGTGCCTAACTATTGGAAATGGCATTTAGTAGAAGGCAAGAAAGTTATAATTGACCAAAATAAAAAAATAATTGCTATAGTTATAGAAGAATAATTAAAAAAAGTTTATAAATATCGTTGACTGTTAGGCACTAACGAGATATAATATAATTAAGATAACAAGTTAAAAAAGTTATCAAATAAAAAATAAAAGGATGGGATTAGATATGAAAGAATTAAAAAAGGAGGATTACTTATGGGATTCGATATCCAAACAATATTTGATGTTTCAAATGAATTAGAATATAGGTTAAAGAAAGATAAAAATATCGAAATAATTAGGGAAATAGTAGAAAGAATAGAAAGTGCAATAGATAGAGAAGTGTTAAGAACAGGTAAAATGGGTACGGAAAGTGTATATATAGCTTTATCAATGACAAATGAAGAATTAGAAATTTTTAAAGATATAGATTTATTTAATGATAATGAACATTACTGGTGGGAAATAGAAGGCAATGATTTACATATTACTTATACAGAAGAAGTTTAATACAAAAGTGGTGGCTCATTATAAAAAGCCTTTACTGATTAGATAGGAGGGACTATGGAAGCAATTAGGAATATAAGCATACAGAAGGTTAAAAATAGACCAAACTCTTACATTTACAAATTAAGTTTGCCAAGTTGGGTTATTGAAACGTTAGGTATTAGTATAGAAGATAGACAAATAAAAATAACTGAATCAGAAGGAAAGATAGTTATTGAGAAAGATAAAATATAATTTTTATTAGAAAGGATTTAAATTATGAATATCAAATTGACAGATAAAGAATATGTTGAATTAAAATACGCCTATTATTTAGGGTTTAAATACATCGCAAGACACGAAAATCGAAGAATATTATGAAAAATAAAACAACTTAATAAATTAAGATAAAAATTGTATTTTAAACGGAGGTATATATGTATCAAGATATAAACCAAACAAGCAAATGTTGGAAATGTAAACATATGAGAAAATCAATTTACACTATATTTGAAAATGAAACTTTATATAATTGTTGGTGTAAAGTTGTAGATATAACAAACGAAGAAGAATGTGATAAATTTGAAATATGTGATGAAATATAATCTTTATTTAGAAAAGGAAGTTAATTATGGAGTTTAAAGATTTTTTAAAATTAAGATATATGTTTTTAAAACAACAAAAGGAAGTTGAGGATAATCTACCAAATCAAATAAGAATATCGGCAAAATACACGAGATAGGTTTAATTTTAGACTTCTTGGAAAATAAAAATATAGAAAATATTTATAGAACAAAATAAAATAATTCTTTTATTATATAGGAGGACGATAAAATGAAAATAGATTTCGGAGTTTATTGTTTAGGTTATAGTGTGGGAGGAAGAGATCATTCTTTTGAAATAGAAATAGATGACAATGAATTAGAAGGAATGGGTGAAGAAGAAAAATTTGAATATATTCACAAAGCTTGCTATGAATATATTATGAATGATTTTGAAATATGTTTAGATTTTGATTTAGACTAGATTAATTTCTAGTCTTTTTATGTATAAATATATTCAGATATGCTTATAATACCTTTTAAATTAGATTTTAAAGGGCGGTCGGTTATATGTTTAATATATTTAATCAAGATAAGGATAATAGAGGCTATTACTGGGAAAGAAATCACCAAGATAACTTTTATAGTGAGAGTAGTTATAATAATAATTTTCAATATTGTAGATTTTGTGGTAAGTATCAAAGATTTGAATATGATAGATGCTGTGTGTGTCATTCAAATTAAAATAGCCTATACAGAAAAGTATAAGCCATTAAAACGTTAGAATAATTTGGATATAAATTTGTGGAATTTCAAAAATCTAGACAATAATTATAAACTTATTGTACAACTTAATTATATTTTTAAATAATAATTTTAAAAATAAAAAAGCCCTCATGGGCTAGTGTTATGGAACCATAATAACGGCTACCAAAATAGACAGCTTATATCCTTATAGATGATACATTAATATGGGTTTACCCTATAACTAATTTTAATTATATCAAAAAAAAAATAAAAGTAAATACTTTTAAGCAGTCTTTTTTATTTGCCTAATTTTAAACATAAAAAAAGAAGCTGATCCCATAGCTTCCCTTTTTACTGAACTTATATGATTGTTTGTTGATATTGTAATCTTTAGCCGATTAACTGTTAAATTTATACTCTACAACTCGAGTGTTGCAAATTAAAGTTGGATATACTTATATTGTAGCAAGTAAAAGAAGCTATCGCAACAACACAATAGCTTCTTTTGAATCAAAATACATAATAATTACAAAATATAGAAACATTTAGAATAAGATTAAAATAAAGATAATATATTCTTACTTATGTAATGTTATTTTAATTATATTTTAACATATATTACCAATAAAATAAACATTATCTTGGAATTAAATATGTATCTTTATAACCTTTTTTCTTTAATTCTTCAACTTTTGAATCTGCTACAGATTTATCACTATAAGCACCAATACAAACTGCATATAGTTTTTTATCAGTAGATGAAACACTAGAATTACTATTTTCAGATATAGTTTGATTTGCTATTCCCTCTGCTATTAATTTAGCTATCTTTTTCCTATCAGATGTATATTTATCAGTATCACTTTTATTAGATACGAAACAAGTTTCTATTAATATTGCAGGGGGCTTAGTTAATCTTAACCAACCTAAATCACGTTTTAGGTCGTTTATATCGTGTTTTATCTTTCTGTCTTTAAATTCAGCTTTAAGTTTATCTTGAACTCTTTGAGCAAATACTTTTCCTTTAGAACTTCTGTATATAACTTCTGTGCCATTAGCAGTTGCATTATCTGAGCAATTAAAATGTATTTGAACTACAACATCATATTTTTTAGAATTAGCTTTTTTAGCTTGTTGGTTTATATAATCACTTCCACTATTTACTTCGTGATAATCTACTTCATGACCTAGTTTTTTAAGGTGCTCAACTATAAATTTAGCTAATACTCTATTTTCTTGACTTTCATTTATAAAACCAACTGCACCAGTACCTTTACCAGTAAGAGTATGACCTGCTGATATTAATATTTTCATATCTATACACCTACCCTTTCTTTTATGCTTCTCACATCATCTTCAATAGATTCTAAACGATTATTGTTACTTTCTAAAGCTATTGCAAATTTATCTAATTTACTGTTAAATTTATCTATTGTATCTCTGTATAGTTCCCTATCTAGTTTATTATCTTCTCTTAAATTGTCTATGATTTTATTTATATCTTCTCTAGAAGCTTTATCTTTTTGTACAAAATAAACACCTAAAGCACATGCACAAGCTATAGGAAAGCCAAAGTTTGTTATCATTTGTTCCACTTATTCCACCACCCTTTTTATATTAAAAAGGACCTAAACTATAGGTCCTAAGTTATTTAGTTTAGTTCGCATTTTTTATCTAAAGTGATTCAAGCCAATGAACTATTTTATCAACATAATACTTTTTATATCCTAGTTCATTTGGATGCCAACCATCTCCATCTTTTGTATAAGTTGCTTTTAATGAAGGTATATAATTTAACGGAGGACATTCAATATTTAAATCTAAATAAGGGACGCCCCACTTCTCACATATTTTTTTACTCATTTGATAATGATTATCTTCGTATCTACTATCAAAATTTTTCTCCATTTTATGAACCATTATATAACCTATTTTTTTACTAGGATACTTTCCTAACGCTTGTTTTAACATACTTTCAAAAGCACCACAATAAGTAGTATCGTCTAAAGTAGATATATAATCAGATGTTATTTCACCTAAAGGAATACTTAAAGAAGCATCATTAACTCCACCTTCTAAGACTATATAATCAGCATCATCTCTCATTTTAGATATTGTTCTACTTATCCAATGTCTTGCACTACCACTAGCAGAATAAGTTTCAGCAGTTATAGTTCCACCACTTACAGCTACATTCTCGTAAGTCATATTATACTTATCTGCGATTATTTTTCCATACCCCCCAGTATAACCTGCCCCTGCACATATACTGTCGCCATTAAAAGTAATTACTTTATTGACTAATACCGAATTTATAGATGTTGTATCTAGTATGCCCTTTACAATCTTACCTACAGTATCTTTTTGAAGGTCATTTAAATCTATATTACTTCTCAAGGTTGCATTCCCTGAAATATATTCGCTTGGGTACGTTTCGCCCTTTACGAACATAAACGAATCTAAATCATTTTCACTACAATTAACACGTACATATTTTATCGTGTCTATATTAGGTACTGTTATAGTTAGTACATTTGTTTCCTCGTCCAAAACACAGTTTAAAACGTCTTCAATAGGATTTTTATTCCTATCATAAAAGGCGTAGTTCTTATTAGAACCGTATATGTCTGGGTAAAACTTAAACGAATAAACCTCATTAGGTTTTACGGGCATATAAGGACTTATAGCTGTTGACGTTGACGTAGACATATCCCCACTTGCACTAGTTATGAAACTTCCTAAAATTATTTCAGGACTTGTTTTGTCAAATAAATTTAAACTATCTACAAAACGGTTTTGAAGGAGAGGTATATTATATTCGTACTCCTCTTGTAACTTTGCAACATCTTCTATCTTCACACTCTCATTTAAAGTGAAGTTCTTATAAAATGCTACGTATTGACTTGGTAAGCTATCTCCTAAAACAATCATATAAGTATTCATACTACTAATAATACCGTTTAGACGCATATAACAAGCCCCTTCGGGTACTGTAAATGTAAACGGACTTAATACCCCTGAAGGTGTCCCTATTTTAGAAATAAATGTTCCTTCACTATTATAAAAACCACCCCAGCTAGGCTCTGCATAACTTACTGTATACGTTTGTCCTTCAGTTACATCTATTTTATGCCCTACAAAGTAAGAAGTATATTCTTTGAACTCCCCAGAAGCATCTAAATAACCTCCTAACTGAATTTCTCCACTATTCTTATTAAAAAGATTAACGGAATTCTCTACATCTATGAAAGACGTTTTAGACGGTGTTATTTGTTTATCAACTACATTTTCCTTTAATATAGTGTTCCTTCCAACTACCGCAACACTTCCACCAGTCATAGCTTCCTTAACATCTTGCCCCATATTAGCCATTGAAAATACAGCATTCAAATTCGCTTTATGTTCCAATTGTGAATCAACTTCGTTAAGTCTATCACCTAATTTTGCATAAACAATACCTTTTTTATTTGCTCTAGCTTCTTTAACTTCTAAATCTTGTGTCCCACTAGCTATAGCAGTATCAACCCTATTTATAAGGCTTTCAACTTCTTTTATTTTACCTTCTATTTTAGGCAATGATTTTTCATATCTTTCTTGTAATTCTATTTGATTAACTTTTGTTACTTTAATATCTAAAAGCATCTGACTTAAAATAGGAGTTAATGGATCATCGTTAAAGCTTGGATTATCACTGTATAATCCTTTTCTAACCTCATATGTTATAACTGGAGTATTAGATATTTCATTATCTTTTAATATTGAAAGCCTAACAATATTTTCACCTTTAACTAAACATTTTTGACATAATTGTAATTCGACTACACCTTCACTACTATTAATGATTTTACAAGTTTCATCATGATATGTATTATTAGCTAGTATAAATTCAGCTTCTACCGTACAACCTTCTAAATCGATAGGAGTTTTATCATTAAGAAGCTTTATTCTTATAACAGATGTTTCTCTATCATCATCAAAGAATTTTGCATAACTATTATATTTGACATCAATATTTTTTATATCAATAGTAAGATCGTAAACTTTATCTAAAGTATTCATTTAAGCACCTCCTATTTTGCTTTTAAATTTATTCTTATCTCGAAAGGAATTTCTTCTAGTTTCTTTATTCCTAATTCATAAAGCCTTTGATAAGTAGACTGAATATAAGTAGGGGCTTTTTTAATTGTTTTTACCTCTGAATCACTTTCAAGCGTTGATATATTAAGAGTTCTATTGATTTCATACATTTCCGTAGTAGCTAACATATTAATTAATATATCTTTGTTTTGTTGCTCTTGTTCTATTTTGATTTTTTCAATTTCAGTAGGTTCTTGTGGCTCTTGTGGTTCTTGTGGTAATTCATCATAATTAAATATTAATTCTTTAGTTTCAATATTAACTGTTACTCCTGTACTACCTTGAGATAATTTAGGATATTCCCCATACTCAAATTGAAGAAGTCCTATACTAGATTTTTCTCTTTCTTTTAGTTCTGAATATATTTCATAATCTTCATCAAAAGTTGTTTCTCTTACATATCCTTGACAATCACCTATGATTTTTATTACATTTCCACTTGTCAAGCAATAATATATTTTAGTTCCTATTTTTTTCATAGCTTATCACCCCTATTCGTAAGCATACCAAATAATTTTAGCACTTAAAGACGTTGAAACTCTCATAAACCTATTTGTAGGACTTAAAATAATCTTTTTTGAGTGAAATGAACAACTACAAGCAGTGATATTATGCTGAGTATCAGTAACTGATATTTGTTTACCATTCATAAGTACAGGTTCTTTAATTGTTAACCCTCCTGTACTATTCCAAGCTTCTATATTTTTTAACTCACATACTACAACGGAAGGTGTAAATGATAAATTACTCAAATCAATCTCTACACTATAAACAAATGTACTAGGAAAGTTTACGATATGTTCTCCATTAGCCCATTTCTTACCTAGTTCAATTTCTCCAACTTTACCAACTAAGCTTAATAACTTATCTGTATCGCTACATTCAACGCTTTTTTCTATAAGATTACTTTTCAAATTAGTATGACAAGTTTTTAATTCATTTTTTATTTTCGTAGTTTCATCAACTAATTGTTTAAGAGTTGCCATTTATAACACCTCTCTTATTGCATTTATATTATTTTGTAGAGTAGTTTTATTTGTTCCTAGTTCATTTTGTAATTCTAAAATACTTGATTTATTAGCTGAAACAGTAGCTTCTACTGTTGTACCATCTGCCATTTTTACATTACTTGCCACTAATTCCAAACCATCAATTCTACCCTTTACTTCTTGAATAGCATTATCTATCTTATCCATGTTTCTATTATGAACATCAATATCATAGTTTTCGTTTAGCATAGGCTTTTCAAGTTGTAAATTATTAGTTGTTATAGCTTTTACTATTCCTTCGCTATTTTTTAAATATTTACTAGCCATTATTGACCACCTCTCAATTCACTTGAGTTTCTAATTTCTTCATGTGTATAGGAAGCTAATTCTTCATGTGTATACTTAGACACATCTTTATTTGTGTTGTAATTAAATTTGTAACTATGTGCTAAATGACATGGCTTTATTTCATTTATTACTCTGTCAAGTTCTTCAAAACTTAAAGGCACACCTATAGTTGATATAAAAACTATCTCAAAGCTATAATTACTATGATCTACATTGATTTCAACTATCCCATTAGAATAAGCTTCACATAAATTTTTAATCATAGTAAAAGTTGTTGTTCCTTTACTTCTCATTTTAGCTTTTACATTTTCTCGCCTAGTTAAGAAGTCAAAGTTATTTTTAGATATACCAAGCATAGCCTCCCACTTATCAAGCCCATAAGTTGCACTATCAACATAAAATTGATTTAATGTGTTTTCAACTTCATCATTTATAGAATTAGCTTCTACAGTAAAAGAATCTTGTATAGGTTTAGTAATATCATTATCATAAAAAGAAGGTAGCTTATTGATTAAACTCAACTAAACCACCTCACTAAAATTTATTTCTGATATATTTATTATTTTATCTTCTGATATTGTTATGTTATTACTAGAATTATTCAATTTTAACATTGATATATCTTCTACCCCAACATGATTAGCTAATAACCCATACACTTTAGAATAAGTTAATTCCGTTGTAATCTCTTTTAAATAATCATTTAAAGAAGCTTCAAAGTCTGCTTTAATATCCTCTAAGGTATAACCTACTTTAACCTCTACAGAAGCATTTATAGCCACATTTAACAAGCTAGGAGTAATGACAGTTAATTGGCATCCTATAGGCATATTTTCTTCAATATGAAGTTTACAATTTTCAATTATTTCTTCCGTAACTGGTTTATTATCGTTACCTATTATCATTACTTTTACAGTACCGTTGCCATTCCATAAAGGATAAACTATAACCCTTCCAACTCCATCAACTTCTAAAGCCCATTCTTCATAGTGTGCCTTATTTCCACTTGTACTTGGGTTATTTACAACTTTAACAAATCTTTTTCTTAGATCTTCATCACTTTCAACATCTACACCTTTTGAGAAGTCAGTTTCATTTACTAATTTAGTTACTTTATCATTCTTTTCAACTAGCTCAAATTCAGTATTTGCAAGTAAGTTATATTTATATCCTACTTCGTTAGCTTCTACATATAAAATATTATCTGTTGGAAGTTCTATATCATTTAATACTGTAAAATATAAGTCGTTAGCTTTTACAAGTGTGCCATTTTCAATAGTTACACCTTCTTTACCTTCAACTTTTATTTCTCCTATAGCCTTAGTTCCTTGTTTTCTATACACCCCAAATTCGCTCACCCTTTTATCTAAGAAAGTATCAAAGGTATCTTCTATAAAGCCAAGGCTTAGTATATCACTCATATTTATATAAGCTTTTGCAAGTTCTTCTGCTAATGCACTTACCATATTTGAAGTAAAGCTACCTTCTCTTTTGTCTATATCTATATTTATATTATCAAGTATTCTTTGTTTTATATTTTCATAAGTATTAGACATTTACTATCACCTCACCCTCGTAAATTGTCTTTACTTTTACAGTAGCACTTAATAAGCTATCTTTAAAACTTATATCAGTTATTTCAACTTCTAAAATATATGGATTAATTTCAAGTGCTTCTTTTATAAGTCTTTTAGCTTCTGATTTAGTAAGAGAAGGAGTATATGCTTTACCTATTAGATCCATTAATTCACTTCCATAATTCCAAGTATAAATTGAATATTGATACCTCGGAGTTAATAATGCTTTATATACCCATACCTTTATAGCTTCATTGCCTTCAACAATTTTGAATTCCCTGTTTTCTATTATAGGAATATTCCTTTTAAAGTTCCAAGCTATTTCTTTATATAGGGGGAAGCTATTATCTGCTTTTACATCATCAACATTACTTACAAAAGGAAATAAACTCATATACTCACCACCTTGCTTAATATTATAAATTTATCATCTACTTTTAATAAAACAACTTTATCATTAACGTTTAATGTATCTCTAAGATTATGTTCAATGCTACATTCAGAAACAGTTATATTAGCGTTATTTGATAGCAATAAGCTTTTACTTATTAAAAAATCATCCTTATCTAATACTAGATCATTAAGATTAACTTTTAAATTAGGCAATGGAGATACTACTTTAGCAATAAAAAAAGAAGCTTCAATTTTAGTAGCTTCACCCATAATCTCATATAATTCTAAAAATGGATTTTTCATATTAATAATACCTCCTTGCTCTTACAAATCTTGAAGAATAATAAGAATTGCTTAAACTATCGTATTTTACTGGCTTAGACTTGTTAGGTGCGTGAATAAATTGACCATTACCAACATACATTCCAACATGACCAACTTCAGCACTTGTAGTTTTCCAAAATAGTAAATCCCCAGGTTGTAAGTTAGATTTACTAACTGCCTTACCACCTTTAGACTGTGCTAAAGAAGTACGAGGAATAGATATACCAACTTGTTTATAACACCAACTCGTAAGTCCGCTACAGTCGAATGTATTAGGTCCAGTTGCACCCCATACATATTTGCAACCAAGCTTTGATTTAGCTAAGCTAACTAACTTATCACCTATAGAATTTGAACTGCTACTACTTGAAGTAGAACTGCTTGAACTTGATGAACTTGAACTTGTTTCGGTTTGTTCATCTTGCCCACTAGATACTTCATTCATAATATTTTTAAAATTTAATTCTAGGTCTATAGTATAATTCCCACCACACCAAGTATGAGTATCACTATCTATATAAAATAAACCTACTAATCCAGTATAAGAATCTTTAACTTGAACGCCATATCCAGTTATACAAGTAGTATCACCAAAACCAGTTAGACTGCAAGTTTGCTCAATATCTTTTAGCATTGCTTTAGCTTCTGTATTACTGTCTTTTCCTTCTTGTTGCTTATAAACATCTTGAAATAATCCATAAGCTTTGTGCCAATCATCATTTTTTACTTCTGATACTTTATTTCCGTTTTCATCTACAATTAATACTTTATTAACCATATTTGATACAGATTCTTTAAAACTACTTGATAATATGTTTTTACCCTCTTCAAAAGATAAGCTAAGCTTAATAATACCTTTTTCAGTAGAATAAAATTTATCACCTTTACTATATAACATATATTTTTTACCAGTCTTTTTAGCTTCTTCTGTGTAAGCGGTCATAATCATATCATAAGCAGTAGTTCCTAAAAATACTTTCTTGATTTTAGTATTAGCTTGAACTATATCACCTTTATTAAGCTTATATTCGGTTAAGAATTTATTATATATACTAGATGCAGTTTCATTCTTTATATTATAAGATACTTTTATATCATTAAGCTTTGCACAATAGTCATAGCATAGGAAACTCATACTATTATCACTTGATTTTTCTCTTTCATACACAAAACCCTTAAATAATTCGTTATCATCTTCGTAGAAACTAATAACACTCATTAAAGGTATATCAACTTTAGGAATATTTTTATCCATAGGACTACTTATCAAAGAAAATTCAAGTTTTCTAGCACAACTTTTATAATCCCCACTCCAAGTAACATTAATTAATAAATTAGTTAGATCAAGTTTTTCTCCATTAACCTTTTGGCATATTAATTTAATCATGGAATTATCAACTCCCAAGAAGTATATATAACATTGCTTTTAGCTAGTGATGGATATTTACTTTTATTAGCTTCTTTAATTTTAGGGTATAAACTACCTTTACCATAATATTTTTTGGCTATATCATAAAGGCAATCACCTTTTACTACTTTGTGAGTTTTTTGGCTACTACTTGAATTATTACTTGCTTCACTAGGTCTACTTGTATTTTGAGTATTATTTAAATTACTACTTGTATTACTACTGCTTAAACTAGGCACTTCAATAGGTCTATATTCTAATAAGTTTAATGTGAAATATAGATCTCTAGTTCCGTCTTGTTCAACTGTATCAAATTGTTGAATTAAGCACTGCATATTAGTCGGACTATCAGTAACAATAACTCTTAAAGGTTTACCCTCATACATCCACTTTTGTATTTTTTCACTGAATTCATAAGGTTTCATAAATCCAGTATAATCACAGAAACTATATTCTTGATTAGGGAAAAAGCTAGTAAATTCAATAGTTTTAAGTGATGTACCATTAAATATAGGCACTTCTCCAAGTTTTATAACTGCTTGAGTATCTATATTATTACTTCTATTTACTCCAATAGATGAAGGTACTACTGGAAATCTTATTTTGTCATTATCTGTTCCTAGATATATTTCCATTAATAACCTCCTGCATAAACTATTTTACTTTCATTTATTTTCTTAAGTAATTGAGAAGCTATTTTATTAATATCAGATTCTTCTCTTACTGTTAAACCATTTACAACTACATTTATGCTATTAGTATTTTGACCTTTGTCGTATCTATTTGCCTCTTGTTTTGTCAGAATTTTTTCTCCTTCGTGAAGCGTTCTTACAGTTCCATCTCTTGCAATTCTACCACTACCAAAAGCATTGTTTCCTTCTGACAACCCTAATTTATCAAGTTTATCACTTACCCATGAAGCACCTTTTTTCACTACATTCACAACTGCGTTTATAGGAGTTTTAAGAAGTTCAGTCATCTTGTTCCACCACTCACATATTTTTTCAACTGCACCTTGGACTTTAGCTAATGCTTCTATCAATGTACTTAATATAGGCTCACATATACTCCAAGCACCTTGTAAAAGTACACCGACTGTTTTCCATACTGATTGCCATACAATACCAAATGTTTGAACTATAGTTGATATTTCAGTAGAATGTTGTGCTATAAAGTTAAATATAGCTTCTACAACTGGCCTTACTGCTTCTATAGTGCTTTTTACTAAATTCCAAGCAACTTCAAATACAGTTTTAAATATTTGCATATATTGACTAGCTTGTTCGGACTTAGAGAAAGCTTCAAAACCTGCTTTTACACTTTCAGCCATAGCAACCATTTTAGGTGAAATACTATCTATAAAGCTTATTATCCCACTCATACTACCACTTAGCATATCAGCAAATACTTTAGTAACACCTTTTAAGCTATTTTTAACTTTACCCGTTATAGTAGATAATAAACCACCTAAGGTAGTAGACATTTCTTCAACTAATCCACCTTGATTTTTAGCAATACCTTTTTTAGCTTCTTCAAATGTTTTATATTGAGTTCCTAGCATATTATTAAGCATTTCCATATTGCCATTACTAGCACTAAAGAAAGCCTCTGCAACTTCTGTTTCTGTTCTAAGATTTCCTACAAATGCCTTAACATTTCCCATCATACTTGTAAGTTCTTTAGCATTGCCAACATTACCTTTTGACATCATCATAGCCTTAGTACCAAATTGAGTTACTGCCGAAGTTTCAAAAGGAGTTTTATTTGCATAATCTTCTAAGTACTTATAGAACTCATCAGTTGATTTTCTAGCTTCTTCTTTGGATTTCCCGCTATTTTGGATTACTCTATTTATGGTTAATTTCTCAGTTTGTTCGTTTGCTAATTCATTAAACCCAGTCTTTGCCCCAATTGTAATAGTAGCACCAACTGCTAATGCACTTAGTTTCCCTTGTATACTTGATAATACACTTGAAGCTTTATCTTTTACTGATACAGTAGCACTCCAAACCTTACCAGCAAAGGCTCGAAGTGTTCCGTTTACTTTAGATAACACTTTACTAGCCATATCCTTAGCTTTTAAGATAAACTGACCAAATTTAGTAGCCTTAAATTTATCTACTTGTGCTTTTACCTTAGATATAACTTTACTAGCCATATCTTTAGCTTTCAATACTAAAGGTTTAACTGCTTTTGCAGTAGTTTGAAATGTTTTAGTTTGACTAATTACCTTTTGCATAGGCTTAGTAAAATTATCTATTGCTTGAATTTTGGCTTTTAATACTTTTTCTGTACTACTCATTTGTTACACCTCCTCTAAGGAGTTTTTCTTCTGCTCTATTTCCATTTCTTGTTTTATAAAAGCTAAAAGTATTTCTTTTTCGCCTTTATCCATAGAATTTAATAGATTATAGCTTTCTTTTGGACTAATGATATTTTTCTTATGAAATAAATAAAACATTAAGAATGTATTATCATCAGTCTTTATTAGTTTTTTACTTCTTCTATTAAATCACCTTTATATCCAGTTAATTCAGTTATAGCGTCTGCTAATGCACTTATTTCTCCACTTAATAAAAGTTTTTTAATTAACTCTTTCCCATGTGGAACTTTAAACTTTTTATGAAGTTCTTTATTAGAGAAAAATCTTGTTCCATCTTGTGCGTTAAAAACACCATTAAAAACTAATTCTATTTGAAGTTTTTGTAAATCAAACGTAGGCTCTTTAGTAGTTATATCAATACAATTTTCTTGTATCTCGCTATACTTGTCATAAGTTAAAGCCTTACATAAAACTGTAAATTTTTCTCCAAATATATTAGATAATCTTTTTATTTCAACCTCTTTACTAGGTCTTTGTATTTGTTCTATATCTGCATTTAAAAGTAAATCTATTACATTACTCATAGTCCATATTCTCCTTTGTATATAAAAATAAAGACTAGGAGCAATATCCTAGTCTTACTAAAAACGAATTATATTAAATCTAAAAAGTCATAATCTGTAAATGTGAAAGGACATTCAGTCTGACCTAATGCCCCAACTTCAAAGTCAAACAAAGTTAAATCATCAAATGATACGTTGTTTATAGCTATTCTTTCAACTCCATCAGAGTCAGGGTCTGCTAATTTACCTATTATAGTAAATCTAGGCTCTTTACCTTCTTTTATTTGTTGCCCTATAGCTTTTATCATTCTCGAATTAACTTTATGTAAAGCTAACGATCCTTTACCACTGTAACCCATATATTTAGTTCCAGTAGCCATTTTCCCTGCTATCTTAACTTCTTCCTTTTGGAATTCTAATTTAGCTTGAAATGATTTTACTTCTGCAACTTCTTCTCCATCTAAAAAAACAGTACCATGAGTACCGTTCATTATTCTTCTTTCATCTATAGCCATAAATACACCTCCTATATTTCAACTGCTATTACTATATCTTCCATAGCGTCAACAACTTTAAGAGATATAGCTATAAATACATTTGATTGAGTATTAGCTTCTTTTATTTCTTGTTCAGTCATAGCATTTACATCTAAGTTGGTATTATCTTTAAGCCATTTCTTTTGTGCTATTAAATCTATACCAACAGTATTTACTTTTTCTATTAACTGTTCTGTAGCTAATTCATCT